AGAGATTGAGAAGATAAATACTGATATGCAGAAAGTCCAAGGTGAAGTCATTGAACCTTCTTCTGGGAAGATCCTGTCTATAATCTGACTACCAACAGCATCGAAGTAATCTTGCAAAATAGGTAACGGATTACCACCAGATTGTAAGACTCGATCAAACTGTGCTAGTTGTATCTCAGCCACTTGAAGTCTTTGCATCTTCGTGGACATCTCGGCACTAGCCGTAGGGGAAATGTCCATACTGCGGGTGTTAAAGTCAGCCTCTACACTCGCTTCTTCATCAAGCACCTCTTGGTATTCCTGATCATCCAAAGTTCTTTGGTTTAATCTAAATAGAATCTTAAATTCATTCGTCTCTGAATCTAAAATAGATTGGAATAAAGCAGAAGTAGGGATCATGCCTTCCTGGATAATCGCTAATGCAGTAGTAGGGGCTGTTTGAGCAGTGATCTGACCCGATACATCTATAGTCGCTAGAATGTTCTGCCCCCTCTCACGAGTCTTTTCATTCAATGTTAATAGGGTAGGCGATGGTTCACCTGTAGGATTGGGGAAAACACCTTGTTGTAACTTATCCGCTGGGACGTTAGTTCTTTTCCACTGCCCTATTCTTATTCTGAAAGGTCCCATCTCCTTACGGAACTCTTTCGATAAAAGACCACCGCCGGTATTATTTAACGTGGCTCTGTCAGTTAATTGATTAGTGCTTGCGTTTAAAGACTGAGTAATAGCGCCCAAAACATGTGAATAACCCCAATCTAAAAAGGTGCCATCCAACGCAGGGATAAACCCGTATTTAGTAATTTGCTGGAAAGGAACTATTTTAATCAAGTCTAAAGAATCAGGATCAATCTCAGTTACTTCTTGAGGAAGACCCACTAAATTAATCCCTTCCTGGCCTCCAAACTCCTGCATTTCTTCTTGTTGTCTAATTTCTAAGGCTTCATTCAACGGGATTACACGTTCATTCACCTCGACAAAAATAGATCTTTCATCAAACCTCGCGACTATACGGACCACTTGAGAGGATTTGTGGTGCATCGTAACAATATAAGGCTCTTCATACCCATCATCATCAATGTCAAAGAACGTCTGTTGTTCAATGTACATCTCGGGATTATCAATCGAATCCTCGACCTTCTGCTCTTCGTTGCTCCCTTTGTCCCCTTTTTTATCAATGTCCTCGTTTTCCTGAACATCTTTTAAAGGCAACCACTTATTCGTTCTTACTCTGAATTCCACTTCGTTGGCTGGCATGTCCATAGTCTGAGAAAATGACCGGCATTCATCCATGCTGCGTGTGGCTTGATTCACCACAAAATCAGGGTATTGAATAATCACAGACTCAGCCTTTCTCTCGTCTGGGTCCCAGGTCATCTTCTTGAATACATTCCCCGTAGTCGGTAGGTTATAAAACATCCTCCCTTGAGCACCTCTCCAATCTCCCATATCGTGATTGATCTGAAAGTTCATCATCGTAGTGACACGATCAGAAGCTTGCTCCTTGGTCCCTTGTGGGTCCTTACCTATGACTTCAGACGTGATTAACTCCTTCCCTCTCAAAAGTTCTAACTTAGCCCTGTCACCAAATTGAACAGAAGCCTGAATAGGTAAGGGGTCTTTGTAATTACTGGCACCTTCCCATGGGGTGGATTTGGACTCCCACTCCTGCTTCATTAAATCAATGCCATTCTCTACCGACTTCTTCCAATCACTCATAGAGTCAAGGTCTTCATCGTATTGACGCTTAACTCTCGAACCAATAGCGACAAGCACATCGTCGTCTAGGTCTTCAGCTATATTGACTTGGCCTATGAACTCTTGGAGTTGTTTAATGCTCATCCGAATGCCCTGTTAAATATATCAGCAGCCATTTGTTCTTTAGTTCTCCTCATAGCCAAAGCTAGGGCCCTGGCTCTATCATCGTCAGAGATTCGTCTCTTCCTGCCATACTTCACCCCATGGGGTTGCTTGGCAAACACCGGAACAGTAGCAGCGCCAGCAAAAAGCATACAGCCTTTTAAAAATCCACGTCTATTCATTTAGCTTTCTTCGCTGCCTTCTTCTTGACGACTTTCTTGGCTGCTACTTTCTTAGATGGGGGTTTGGGAGCAGGCTTGGCTTTCGGTGCTGCTTTCTTCTTGGGAGGCGCTTTAAGCGCTGGCTCTCTGATTGAGGGTTTCTCTGCAAGAGGTTGGGGTTTCTCAGCTACCTTGGGTGGTATATAGCGAAGGGTCTCCGCATCTCGCAATTGAATTGCAGCTTTCTCGGACGCCGTAACCTTCACATCACTGTCTACAGCCTCAGGGGGCTTTACCTCCTTCCATGCACCGAGTTTAGGCTTGCCTACGCGCTCTCTGAACTCTTTGTCGAACCTAACAGCCTGAGGACTAGCTGAGCATTCAGGACATCTCGCTAGTGCCTGTTGAGGTTCTGGTGTTTGCCATCCACAACTGCAGAATTGGATTAGATCATTGTTATTAAACTCGCTGGTCTTTAACCGTTTTAACGCGTCAGTCGGTATCATAATTAATATCCCATCGCTGAATCGGGTTGGTAATCTTCTTCGTAGTCGTCTTCTTTAATTGTACCAATGTCATCAAGAAACTCCAAGGCTAGGTATTGTTCACCGTCTGCACTATGTGAGTATTTGTTCTTGTCGGGCTTATCGCGGTACTTCTCTTCATGACCTGGAGTAGCTACCCTCTTGTAACAATAGCCGCCAAGCTTACCCTTTCTCAGCACAGAACACATCTTGTTTAATAAATAGCCTGGCTCACCATCGACTAACTTAATGATAAACTGATTCACTGCGTCAATTCGCTTAGTCGGGTCGTTAGTCTTGGCTGGATAGGTAGTAAATCCTAAATTCAAAGGAATGTCAGTGTCGTAGTCATCGTTTAAAATACCAATCGCTGTCTTACCTTCTCCCTCTCCTCTGTTATTACCTGCCGGATCACCTACACTGAACTCGATATCAAACTCTCTGAAATACTTGTGTAAGAAAGGCTTGACCATATCCCTTGCAAATCTCCTTACATCCATATCCTCACTGACTATCTCAGCGATTATTCGTAGTTGTCCTCTATCAGTCAGCTGACCAATAATACAACATGGCGTTAAGCCAAAGTCCCACCCTAAACCTATACCCAGTCCTTTAATCGCTTTGACATACTCATCAGGACAGTGTAATCGATCATTGTAATCAGGGTAGATAGGTCTGCCTTCAACGATAGTGCCGTAATTACCCAACACCATGACGTTAATATGATCCTCGGTATTGCCCGCGATCATGTCTAAATAATACTGATAACCCCCTGGGAGATTCTCGATGTTCTCTGCTTTGGGATTGGGGAGATATTCACTTCCTTTTTTAATCAGAGGAGCCGGACCACGGAAGAAATCAAATATCTTGGCCGTCTCAACCTTGGCCTCTTCCTTGTTCTTAGACTTGCGTAGACATCCTTCTTCAGCTAACTGATACCACCAGTGATCATCGTCAGGGGGGTTGGTGTCCATCAATAAGGCTTTGCGCTTACACGGTTGTATGGCGCCATTCACACGAGGAGCCTTGTATTCATCAGTGTCTTGATAACCATCTATCTGGGAAGGGTAGCGCCCTATTCTCTCTCTCGATGCCTTAACGACTGAATAAGGTAATTCCTTAACCTCATTGAGGAAGATCCAGGTAGCCTCAAGTGATAAGAGCTTCTTAACGTCCTTGTCATTATCAAGTGCAAGGAAGTAAATCTCCATCTCAACACTCGTGCCGTCTTGTAAGGGCTGTTTTAAAATACAGGTAATAACAGGATGCATAACGACTGGCGCTATTAACTCAGGGACCCACTGCTTCCAGGTGTTTAAGACTGTTGTTCTTAGCTCAGGTCCGGTGTTACGTACAATAATGCCTCTAGTCTTACGTATCCCTTTGTTATTAGGCCATTGATCGAAGCTTAGTCTTATACCCTCATTGATGCAGGCTACTGACTTACCATTGCCTACAGGACCTAGGAAGCCTCTGACTACTTTGGGGGAGTGGTGGAATCTACTTGCAGTGGGGGAGGCTTGGTAGTTTATTTCCATCAAGGGAGTATAGCATTAATGTTCGTTTCGACCACCGCGTGACGGGGCTCCTCCTGTCCGCGATTTCACAACCTTGAGTTGAGGCACATTAACGCCATCGCTTACCTTCTTGAGTTGTTCAATATCCAGCTTAATGCCTTCCGGGTATCCATCGTTTTTGCGCTGTTCCGCCGACTGCTTGGGCGTTACTGTCATCTGAACACACCCGTTTAAATACTCTGTCTTTGCTGTAGCTATCCCTGTGTAACCAGTTACTACGTCTTTTACTTTATCGCCTAGCTTTATCATATCTAACATCCTCCGGTGTATGGCTTTTCCCATCTGTGTGTATGCGTTACGCGGTCTTGTGCTGAGCCGCCTTGAGGAGTGAGGTTTCTCGATAGCAACTCATCTAGCTTCTGCTCTATGCGGTCTAGTTGGGATGGCCTTGACAAGGGCACAATAATAGACTCCCAACACGCATTACAATATTCTTTTGGGTTGTCAAATCCTGTATCGGTATTACAGTCATCTATTACACATTTCATAACTCACTCCCAGTTAATCAGTATTTGAAGGGGTGCTGCCGGAAACCTTTGTTATCTGTCTGGGCGTAGTACCCGGAAACGCTTAACTCGGTTTTACCTGACTTAACCTCAGCACCACCACAAATACTTACTCTTGCCAATCG